AGTTTGGGCCAGAATCGAGGGAATCCTCCGCCTGCTCCTCGTTGAAGCGAGCGCACTGCTTGCCTGCTCCGGCTTCAAGCGAGGCTATTCGAGCGTGCTGATCTGAATCGTTGCGCCGGTCTCCATGTGGGCGGCGTATATTTTCCGGGCACTTATCCGGACGATTCTGGAGTCGTCGGTCACGACCTGGGCTATTGTGAGGGCATCTCCGACTCCACGGATCAGCTTGTCGAGGTCCGGGGCTACGGTTGGTAATGAGCGTTTGACCGACGCTGGCTTTGACATATAGAAATTGACCACCAGCTCCACCGGTCCGTCCAAAGGCACCCAGTCCTGAGGTAGTTTCTCTTGAGCCGCTTGAATGACGGCTTTGCGCCAACGGTTCAGCTTGCTCGAGTTGACCTGCACGATGCGGCCGTTAATGATTGAGTGCGATCCTTGGCTGGCCGGGTCACCGATGACGGTGAAGGTCAGTTCAATCTTTGACATAAAGTTGCCACGCGCTGATAAGGGCTACGGCTATGTAAATCCAGCCGAGCACTAAGGCCAAGCCTGAAAACCGGTCCTCGGTTGTATAACCGAAGTAGTACAACACGAGGCCGGTAATCGCTGGCATGAGCCATTGGATTATTTTCAGAAGGGTGCTTCGTCCATCGCTGGCACTGAAGTTGCCGGTGCGCTGTTGTCTGTTGTCACGACCGGGTTGTTGATTGACATGGCCAGTTTCTGGGCTGGCTCTCCGTCCTTGTTCTTGTACTCGTCAATCTTTGCCGAGAGCAATCCTCGGACCTGAATTGTCTGTCCCATGGTGAGGCTGGTTTTGTCTCCTAGCCAGACCGAGTAGTACCGCTTGACGGTGTTGCCGTCCTTTGTTTTGAATGATTCGATCAGCTCGACAGCTGTGTCATTGTAGAAAACCTTGTTAACGATTCCCTTTACTTCGATCATTGCCATTTGTGTAGCCTTTCTGTTTGTTTGTTTATTTTACTTGTTGGGTAAGACATGGCTGCTTTGAATGCAGTCTGAATGCCCACAAGTCCTTTTGCCCGGCATGAATGGCTTGCCGTCAAAGATTGGGATGGTGAGTGTTTCTGGGTCAAATTCTCCCTGCCAAGGTAGGCACTTCTCTTTGCCGTACTTGATGATGAATGACTGCTCAAAGCGGCAAGACTGGCATCGCTCGTACGGCTTGTCCTTGGCCAAGACGGTCCAGGTCCATCCGCATCGCTTGCATATCGCTTTGTTTTCATCCACTGCCCTAGCTTATTAGACCGGCTTGGAGGGCTGCTTGCCTGCAGCAAGGGTCGCACAGAAGGATTCCGATTCCATGGTGGCACTTCGGCATCGGGGTTCCTTTCAGGATCGGGGGCTCCTCTTTCTGAGCTGTCCGGCGTTGCTCCGTCTGTATCTGCTCTTTGACTCTGTAGCTGTAGGCGATGATGTGCTTGGGCTCAATGTAGGGAATGTTGGGGTCGCGCTGTACCTGAAGCAGCGACTCTTTTGCGATCGCGTAGTCGAGGTATCCGAGGATGTCAAACCATGCCTTCATCTTGTCGGTTGTCACCTGTCGGTTGTCAACGGCTGAAAGGTATTCCATCAGCTCTTTGAGTTCAGCTTTCGTCATTTAGGAATGCCTCCATCGCTTTTCTGTTTTGCTCTGCTCGGTTGGCCCGGGTTGGGAGTGGTCCATTGTCCCATGACTCTGCGTTAAGCCATGTGGCCGGGTGCTTGATGTATTTTTTCTCCGGCAGGTTGGGGTCCTCTGCGTATTCCTTTGCCTTGAGGTTGATGTGAGCCGGATCGGCCTTTGTCACTGCTTGCTTGTAGGCTTTCCTGGCTGACCCTTTGTCGGTCTTTCTTGGGTAGTTGTTCCAGAAGGATTCAAATTCACTCACAAGTGTTTCATTAAGGTTTCTATTAAGGGTTCTATTAAGGGTTAACACGCCACCTGCTGTCACCTCTGGGGCTGTTTTTGTCACCTCTGAAGCTCGTTCTGTCACCTCTGATTGCGAATCTGTCACCTCTGGGGAATCCTTGAGGGTCACCCAGTACCGGTTGGCTTTGTATTGTCCCTGTGTCGGTGCTGACCGGCTTTCAACGAGCAACTCGCCTAATTCCACCAGCTGTTGGATGTCGCGCTGTACTGATCGCTCTGAGGCGTTCGTCATAGTGCTGAGGGTTTTGATTGACGGCCATGCTCCTAGCTCTCCCTGGTGGTCGGCAATCGCCAGCAGGACGAGTTTCTGCCGCCCGGTGGCTTTTGAGTGTCGCCAGACGGCGTTCATGACTTGGATTCCCATCCGCTTAGTCTCCCTTAATCATCTTGACGGCTTGTGGCAAGGTGACGCTGTGCATGGAGCCGTCCTTTTGCTGTGTGCTTCGTAGGTTGTCGGTGAAAGTGTCGCTGACTGTCGGCGTTGGCAGATTGACCTGCTTGCTTGTCGTTGGTAGTGGGATGCCTTCAAGCAAGATTCGGAGTGCCAGCTCTGCTTGCTGGGGCACGACTCCGTTGCCTGCGAGTTTCAGTTCCTCGTTCCTTTTGAGTCCATGGCCGGTAATCCATCCGTCCGGAAGTCCCATCATCCACTCGGTGAACTTGCTGCTGAGTCTCCGGTTGCCATCTTTTCCGTCCGGCTTGGTTGGGTCCGGAGCCGGTCTGCCGGTGGTTTCCTCCCAGCGTTCGATGGCCGGGCCAAACTTACCCCATTCGGTCTCTGTGAATTCACCGCTGTTAATCACTGCCCGGGCGACTGTGTCTGTCTGAATCTTTCCGTTTCGCTCATGCGGAACCGTTCCATCTTTGTAGTCTCGGGTTGTTGGTGTTGGCATAAGGTTGCGAGCTGTCTCGGGGATGTTCGGACCGTATCCACTGCTTGACCTTCCATTTTTCCAATCGGTCGTCAGAGGCGTTGGAAGCATATCTTGAATCTGGTCTCGGAGCATTACAAAGCGGTTCAGCTGTTTTTTCTTTGCGGCTGAAACTGCGCCGCCGTCGCCTTCGATAGCCGACGGAGTGCGCAGGAGTTCAATGTCTTTTCTCTCTGCTCTTGGGCATCCACAAATCAATTCATGAAGCAGGTCTCCACCATGATCGCGACAAAGTCCGGAGCTATCTTGGGTCGTTGGGGTAGGCAGTGATGAAGACTCTGAATCGTTGGTGTGGTGCTCCGGCATCGGAAGCTCGAACACCTGCCCATTTCGCATCGTACCCGATTTCGGCCAAGTCTCCGAGAACGGCACCCATCGCTCGGAGAGCAGGTCTGCCTTTAAGTTCATCCATAATTTCAGATTCGTATTCCATGTCGCTATTTGCTTTTGCACTTAGTAGTCCCCTTACATTTTCAATTACCACCAGCTGTGGTTTGATGATTGTGATTGCTTTGTAAAACTCCGACCAAAGACCAGAGCGTGTTCCTTCGTCGAGTCCTGCTCTCTTTCCAGCTAGCGATAAATCCTGGCAAGGAAATCCCCCAGTCAAGATTTCCACTGGCTCCACTGAATGCCAGTCGACTTTTGATACATCTCGGTAGTTGGGTATGCCCGGGAAGTTTTCCTCTAGCACTTTGCTTGGGGCATCCTCCCATTCGCAATGCCACGCTACCTGCGCTCCGGTGACTTTACTGACCGCTAGGTCAAGTCCTCCGTAACCGCTAAATAAGCTCCCGATTTTCATTCGTCCCTTTCGTAGTTCGGCACCTCCACCTTACTGAAGTCATCTCTAAGAATCCACCACTTGCCGTCGGCTTGGATCGGTACCTTGGTGCTGTCCTCCCCGGCCGTCAGTTTCCAGCCGAGCTCCCTGCCCAGCTGGGCAAAGGTGGCACTGGACTCCAAGAGACCGTTGGCTGTTGAGCAAATGAGCATCAGTGAGCTGGGCCGGTCTGCCGCGCTGTGCTTGCCTCCCATCCCTCGGTTGCGCCGGTGGTGGACCACAAGGTCGGGGCCGTCCGATCCGCAGTGGGGGCATCGCTGGTCTCGGTTGAGGTACTGCTCAAACTCTTTTCTATTCATCCCAGGGGTCGTACTCTTTTGCTGGGATGTCTAGTCCGGTTCCTTTGTAATCTGCAGCGAAGCCAATGCTGGAACTTGTTTCAATGTCTCTGAGCTCGGGGGTGCTTTCGGTATGGCAAATGTGCACTCGTCGCCATTCCCGGACGAGCTTGTGTGCTGTTTCCTCGTCGGTTTTGAATGACGAGCCGCACGAGCACCGCTCTTGAATCATTGGTTCCTCTTATGCGTGTTTCCACATCGTTTCAACATTCCGACTCATGACTGCCAGCATTGTTGCTTGGTCCGAGAGGGTTTTCATCTTTGTTTTTACTCGGTTGAATTCTGCTCGGGCTAGGTCTGCTTTTAGTTTTTCGTCCACTGACTGAAGCTTGGCGACTGCTTGCCGGTCTGCCACTGTGCCGTCGTTGTTGATGAAGGCTAGGCTTACCGCTTTGTCGTATGCTGCCTCTGCATCTGCGAGCTTGCATTCGGCATCGTAGAGTGCGCTGGCTCCTTTATCCATTGCCTGGGTGATGCGCTGGAGTTCATTTACTATCTGGCCGGGTGTGATAATTTCCTGTGACAAGTCTCTCGTTCCTTTCTCTTTGCAGTTCCCACAATCTTTGCGTGGTCGTCAGTTGTCTGCGCTGGTATTGTTCGTCGATTGTTTCCTGAAGCTCAATCATTGACGCTATCAATATTTGCATTGCCTGCGGATCCACTTGTTGCCAGTTCCTTTATCTTGTCTAGAATCTCCGAGGAGGCCTTGGCTGTTTTGGCCTCGCTGTATAAGAGTCTAAGTCCTTCAAGGTCTGAGCCTAGGTCCTTGGCGAGGCCGAGCCAGTTTTTCTGCAGCTGGGTCTGTGGTCCCCGGGCGACCTTCTCCATCTCCTCGCGGCTTGCTCGCTTGTTGCCGGAGTAGTTGGCATTGGCGAGGGCTCTACCGATCGAGCTGGTTTCGCAGACCTCGAGGCCGCTGGTGGCTTGTGGTCCCTTGGTGCTGTCCACCTCAAAGGCTAGGCCGGTTGCTTTTGCCAGTCCCTTTTCCTGGTCCTTGGCGGTTAGGTAAATTGTGGATCGGGTAACCCACATCTTGTTTTGACGGTCCTCGGGTGTTGTCAGATTGTCGGTAATGATTCGACCGTCTGCGTGGTCTCCGTAGAATCGCTTGATGCGTTCCTCTACTGTTTCGTAATCGTTCAGGTTGAATTGTGCCATGGTTATTCGTCATCGCTTTCTGTTTGTGATTGGTTGTATTCTTTGTTCTTTTGCTCCCAGTGGTCCAGCTCTGTTAGGTGCTGCTGGAATTCCTCCGGTGTCATGTCAATCGGTGCTTTGCTCATTTCTTTCCTTTCTCATGGTGAATGTAAGGCATCCCTGCTCCCCGCGCTCTCATGCTAATCATGTGGTCGCCGTAGACAAGTCCTCTTTTCTTTCCTTCCATCGCTTGCACCACTCGGCTCTTAAGCTCTGTCAGCTCTTTCTCGGTGGTCTCGTACTCGCCGAGCTTGTTGAAGTAGTGCACCCCGAGTTCGTCGAGGTCGACTTCACCGTCCTCAATGTTTGGGTTCATCGCTCGTACTGTCTCCAGCGTGTTAGCTGATCCGTCCCACTTCGGTTGCTCCATGCTTTCCACGTGGGCTCTGAATCGGAGGGCTGAATCGTAGAGGGTCTGTGACTCGAAGTCGTCCCATTCGATGTCGTACTCCTGGTAAGTGGAACCTGCGAGCGCGGCGAGCTTGGCTTGCTTGATTTCAAATACTCTCATGTACCAGAGCACTTGTGCTCGGTAATGCTCCGGCACTTGGTACCAATACTCACGGCTGAATTTGATTTCAACGATTCCCCACTCGCCATCTGCGGTCCGGTAGAGTCCGTCTGGGTTTGCCCGGGCCCACTCGTCCTGCTTGTTTGCCCATGTGCCGGTGGTAAAGACTTCGAGCTCCGGGTGGTCCTCTGCGAATATCTCAAGGATCGGGCTTTCTAGTTTGGTTCCTAGTCGCATCGAGATGTTGGGTTTTATCTCGTCGGGTATCTGCTTGGTTTTCTTTGCCCACTTGGTGAAGGGTGATTCATACGGTGAAAGGCCGGCGACTGCGGCGATGTCCGATCCTCCAATTACCCCGGGCTCGTTGCGGAGCTCATGCCACTCCGGACTGCCGTTCTCAAAGTTGCCGAGCAACCTGGCTTGTAATAGCTCGGTGGTTTCTGGTGGTAGGCTTTTGACTGTCATTAGCTATTCCCTTTCTGGTGACTGGGGCCGGACTCGATTTGAGTTCGGTCCCTTTTTTCTGCTAGTTTCTATCTAGCTTCATCCTATGGAAAGGGTACGACATTGGTCAATACTGAGCGGCTTTACATCGAGCTCCAGCACGCTATTCAGAAGGTCGGATTCGTTGAATGCGCCGATCTGCCTGATTTTTTCTTTCCCGATGATTTTTTGCTCGGCCGGCCGGAGGGGTTTCGGGAGGAGCGGATGCATCACTCGGATCGTCAAACCCGGGAAGAGGTTGCCCAGATTGCCAAGGCTATATGCTCAAAGTGCCCGATTCGGGAGCTGTGTTTGGAGTATGCCGTTGCGGCCAAGATGAAGGGTATCTGGGGCGGTACTACTGAAGCCGAGCGAAACCTTACGGCTGATCCTTCGGATCAGTGACGATGTCGTCCTCAAAGGTGTCGGCTTCGAGCAATGGCTCGCCTGCCTTTGCGCTCTCGTAGGCTTTGCTAATTGATGCGCCGATTCCGAAGGCATCGTCGTTGGGGTCCAGTGCTCGAACCAGTGGGCCGAGTGCTCCGGCGATTAGGGCTGATGCTGTAATGGTTCCCGGGTCCTCAATGCCTGCCAGCACCAAGGCTCCAACGGCTGCTAGTGCGGCTCTAAGGTATGACCAGATGGCTTTCTTTAGCTGTTCTAGGGTTTCGGGTTTCATGGCTTTGCCTCTCGGTGGGTTTTGATGTAACTGATTGGTTCCTCGTACCTGGTACCGTTTGAGGTCCAGATGTAGTCCTTGCCGCTCTGAATCTCAAAGTGCAGGTGAGGGCCGGTGCTCTCTCCGGTGTTGCCGGACTGGGCAATGGTTTCCCCTTCAATGACCAGTTCGCCGCGCTTGACTTTGATG